CTGCCGGTTCCGGATGGCATCGAGGCACAAAGGGGCATTGTCCGGGATGTTGTCACAGGAGCGGCAATCGGTTATGGACTGCATCAGGCAGGACATAATTCGACTACTAAAACTACCGTAACAGGAGGCACAGAATGAAATACTTACTGATGATTGCTTTGATGGCTCTTCCGGGATGTGTGACAAACCTCGCATGGCGTGGGGTAATCGTGAACTACGATCAGAAGGCCACTACTGAGGGCACGATTACGAATACACCAACCAGCGGGGCTAATAGCGTTGCCGCAGAAAAAACAACCGATGCAAAGCTGGACGTGCCGTTAAAATGAACATCGACATTGCCAACGACCTTTTTTCCATTCCTGACTTTGTAAGCAAAGCGCTTTACAATGGCGTTGAACTTGAACACGGCGCAATCGTGTCAAAGAAATTCGATCAAGGCGGGCCGGGTGTTGCCGGCGAGTTTCGCCCGCAAGTCCGTGAAGGTGCAGGTAATCATTCAACGATCTATCTGCACGGTAACGAGGAAGTGTTCAAGGCCAGTGGAAATCCGAAAGTAAACGACACCATACGGATTGCCGAAAGCCTTGAAGAATTTCAGGATTACAAGGTTCGCGTAACGAGAGGGCCGAAGGGCGGTTTCTTTGAAATTATTGCCGAAAAGATCGGGACGCGGATAATGAACACGGACAAGGGAACGGCAAAAGGCGTAAGGAGAATTTCGGAATGAGCAAGCTGACATATGCCAATATCATTCGCGAAGCAGTATCGGCAGTTTCCACGGATGCCGCATTGCTGGCGTGGTGTAATGCGACTTACGGCCTGCCTCCATCGGTGCGAAACGATCTTGACCCGATGACGCCGCCAGAAGAAAACGAATGTCCTCTGATTGCCTTTTCCCCTATTGGCGGTGAAAACGGGCAGGACAGATCAAGTTTTTTACGCGCTTTCATTGTCCGGGTTGCCGTATCGGATACAGAAACAGAGGAAACGAAAGACCCCGCTACAGGCCGCATTCTTACGCAGATTTACAAGGGTACTGACAATGTAAGCCATTTGCTCGAAAACCTTGTTTATCCTGCCTTATGCAAGCGCTTTAATTCCTTTGGATGTCCAATTTCAACGACCGATGAGGAAATAGAAACGATGCAAAGTAGTCTGTTTCAGGCGAAAGCCGGATTGACGATCTGTTTTGAGAAAACGATTGGCGAGGAACGCCCGTTTTTGTAAACCATAACAAAAAAACAAAGGAATGAAAAAATGAGCAGACAATTAAACCAGGCACGCGGATTTGCCGCCGAAATTGCAATCGGCATTGAATCCGTGTTCAACACAGCTGCAACTTCCGGCAAGCTTCTGGCGCACAATGGAAGCACAATTACCGCAACACGGGAAACAAATATTTCCAACACCATCATTGCAAACCGTTCATCTGCCGAGCCTTTTCATGGCAATGGCGATGTCGCCGGTTCTCTGAACGTCCCGAACGACCTCAATCAGATGGGGTTGATCCTGAAATCCGTTTTTGGAAATCCCGTTTCAACTGCTCCTGCTGATGCGAAAGCGGCTTCTGCTGTTGCTGATGCTACAGGTGGAAAGGTGACGCTGACGGTTGCAACCGGACATGGTGTGTCCGCTGGAGATTACTTCTGCGTTTACGGCACGACCAACTACAATGGGGAGTTTGTCGCAACCGCCGCAACTTCTACCACCATTACCTTCGCTCATGCATACACCGCCGAAACCCTGACCACGGCGTATGTTTCCAAAACTGGATACACGCACGTTTACAAGATTGGCCGCGATCAGCCGTCTTTCACAATCGAGCAAGTTCACACCGACCTTGCGGAAATGTTTTTGTACACCGGCTGCATGGCTTCACGCTTTGCCATTGGCGCGGACAGCAATGGGCAAGAAAACGTCGTTACTGTTGACATCATGGGCAGTAAGCCGGCTGCTTCCGTTGTGCCGGTTGTGATTAACAAGTTTGAAACGTCCGGTGCGGGAGCCGCAACGCTTGTCACGACGAAAACCGCTCATGGACTTTCGCTGGGGGATTGCGTTGTCATTGCCGGTTCTGCAAACTACAATGGGAGATATGCGGTTGCTACTGCTCCAAATACAACGACTTTCACGATTGTCAAAGCATACGTATCCGAGTCGGTCGTTGCTTCCAGCGAGCCTGTCTGCTGCAAAACGCACTTTGTCAACCCGGTTGGAATCCCGCTGAAACGCCTGAACACCTTTTCCGGCAAAGTTTACAAGGATGGCGTTGAATACAGCGCCGCAAAGACTTTTTCCATTGACTTTGATATGGGGCTTGATGGCGATCAGCGAGTAATCGGTGACAACGGATTCCGTTCTGAAATTCCCGAAGGCAAGGTTGGCATTACCACTTCCATGACCGTTCTGCTGAAAAACGCGGACTGGTACAGACTTGGAGAGGGAAACATTACCGTCGCCTTGAAGCTGGCCTTTGCCGCGAGCTACGGACTTGGTTCATTGACCATTGACGTACCTGAAAACAAGGTGTCAATGGCATCACCTGGCATTGATTCACCGAACGGAATCAGCCAGCAAATCACCGCAATCGGATTTTCTTCTGATTCATCGGCAACCGGCAGCGCGGCAACGATTACCCTTGTCAGTCCGTATGCGACGTTCTGACGATAAACACCAAAGAAAGGAAACACCATGAAAGCACCGAGCAGAGAAAAAATCGACACGACAAAAGGCATTGTTGAAATCCGGGCCTTGTCCCGGAAGGAGGCAAACGAAATCCAGAAGATCAACCGGGAAATGAGAGTCGTCAAAACGGACGAGGAACGGTTTGCCCTTGAGGACAAACAGGAAGCAATCCTGAACGGTTGCATTGTTTCCGGCACGGAATACATGGATGATATTGAATCTGGTGAATACATGCATATTCTCAATCGCATTTCGGTGTTGTCGAGGGAATACAAGGAAAAAAACTAACGTACCGTCGTAGGGCGTTGGAATGTCAGGAATCTTCAACAGCAAGGAGGGTGTGCAAGGATGCGGAGGGTATTGAATGCAATCAATGCCCGCATATCAGCAAATGCCGCCATGCTGTTGAGGATTTCCGGGATTCTGATTTGGATTATGTATGGAATCTGTGGGTTCTTATTCGTACGCAAATGCGATACAGCTTTGGTGGGGTTGCCGGGTTGGATTACCCGGCTGTACTCAAAACAGCAGAAGCGCTTGAATATGAAGTCACGCACTACGACTTTACCGGGTTGCAAGTACTTGAAATGGATTTCCTCTGCGAACAGGCCGAGAAGTCCTCAACAAACAAGGTTTCAAAATAGCCATGCCTGCGAATAGAAGCTATACGGTTTATGAGGGTGGTGGGACAGTCGTCCAAATGTTTGGCGACGCCGGAGGTTTTTTTCGCAGGATGGCTATTCTTTATCCCGATTACATGGACAGGAGTATCCGGCATGGCGGTTACATGGCGCAGAACCGCTTGAAGGTTGAATTTCTGCAACACGCTCCGGGCGGCAAGAAGTTTCCCGATATTTCGCCGGTGCAGCGTTTCCGGGCTTTGGATGCGTTCAAAAAGCGCAGGAACAGATATGGGAAGCTACAACCGGACGGATCAAAGCGGTTGAAGACCGTCGGCAATCGTGGTTACATTATGTGGGCAAAGGGGTTGGCATGGGGGATGAGTGGAACGACGTGGCCGGCAGGCGGCAAGCTGGCCCAGGCCATAGGGTATGAACACAGGCCAAAATCCATGAGGGCAGATGTTGGGTGGCTTTCGAAGTCTGCCGCAAGGATAGGGGCAAGATTTCAAGAGGGAGACAAAACGCAGGTCACAAAGAAAGTAAGGGGATTGTTTTTTGCAGCAGGAATAAGGCTTGCAAAGAAAGAGGGCGACATGATTGTAAATCCACCGCGTCCGGTCATGCTGCCATTCTTTCAAAACCGTTCAAGATGGATTCTGGATCAGGTTACAAAACGGCTTGGAAGCTATATCATGAAAGACGCGGCAAAGGAAACTGAAAGATTTGTCCGCAGAAAGTTCATACCAGGGCGTGGATGGGTTGCCGCATAACGGAGAATTTTTACTATGCCGAACATGAATACAAGATTGATTGTTTCCGCAGAGGACAGGGGAGTTACTCGATTATTGCGGCAAATGGGAACAGAGGCAGATGCTTCTGTTGACAAGTTTGGTAAGCTTGGAACGTCCATTACTGCGGCCATCGGCGGATTTACTGCTGGATATGGCGTAAAGACCGCGCTTGGGTGGATTGATGAATACAAGATGGATGTAATGTCGGTTGCAACGATGCTGACAGATACAGTCAGGGGTTCAGGAAAGGACATCGCAAAGGTATTTCAGCAGAATCAAATACATGCAGAGGCGTTTTTCAAGGTTTTGCGAACACAGGCCATGCAGTCCATAGCCACCTTTGACGATTTGAGAAGTGCATATGCCATATTCGCGGCAAAAGGTCTTTCGCTTGAAGCAACACAGCAGCAGGCAAAAAGCCTTTCTGACCTTGTTGACCGGATTACACTTGCCACACGTGGACAAAATCAAAATATACAGGTTCCGCAGGAATTGAGGGCGATCTTGCAAGGTACTGCCAGGCCAGTTGATACAGTCGCTAAAATGTTCATCGAACGCGATGCGAATTTCCAGCAGACCATTAAAAAAATAGTTTCAGAGGGCAGGGGTGATCAGGTCATTGATTATCTTGGTGGCTTGCTGGCAGACGTTCCGATTGCTAAATCCATCGGTGAAATGTTGCGAAAGCAGCTTTCAAATGTACGCGATGCAGTCCGCATGTGGGCGCAAGATGCTTTTCTTCCGCTTTATGACGAAATAACCGACATTGTAAAGAAGATTGTCGATACCATTACAGGCGGTGATTCTCCGCTTTTGTCTGGCGTTGAATCTCTTGTGAAAAGCCTTACAAACGCCGTAAAGGTTTCGGCAGATTTCTTTTCTGGATTTGCAAGGTCAGACTTTGGAAAGTTCCTGATGGAGGCAGCACCGCAACTCTTGGCGGTTGCAACGGCGGCTACAGTTGCGGCGCGGGCGTTCGGATTGCTGAAAGCGGCGGCTATGGCTTCAATGACAGGCGCGGGCTCTATTGCTTTGGCTGTAGGTGGAATCGTTTCCGCTGGTTCATGGGCTGAAAGTCAAGTTTCCAGTCAGAAAGCAGATGAAATGTGGAAGTCTGCGACAACTGACAAGGAAAAGAAAATAGCGATTGAACAGCAGGACAGGAGTTTTTATGCTGACAGGGTGGACGATTTATCTTCCCTGATAACTGGAATTGCAAGCGCAATACCGAAAATATTCAGTTTGATTATTGACCTTTTCAAGGGCGCTTTGGCGGCTATTCAGACAGCTTGGTTTGCTACCATTGCAGATGTCAAAGAGATATTTGCAAGGGTTTATCTTTCCTTTGACAAGGTGACAAATTGGATCACGGAAGTATTCCAGAAAGTCTATTTTGGCTTTGAGGTTGCGTGGAAAGACATTGCTTCAAAAATCAACTATGCTATTGGCTGGTGGATAAGCAAAATGCCTTTTGGCTGGGAATCTGCAAAATCTTCTTCTGCTGAATTTTATCGAAACTCTGAACAATACAAGATGGAAAGCGACCTTGCAAAGCAGAATTTTGCAAATGTCGATTTGTCCGGTTCAGGGTATTCAAAAGATGCTATGGACTTTTACAACAAGTCCGTCAGTTCTGCCGCCGAAACAAGAGAAAGGGCTAAAGTCTATGCTTCAAAGATGGATGACCTTTTCAGGCAAGACTGGATGCAGCCAATAAATTCCATGCTTGACACTTGGGAAGCAAAGAAAAAGGCAAGGCGTGGATTGGGTGGAGTTGCTGGCGCATCTGCGGTACTTGACACTTCCGCCATTGTTGGCACGGGTTCATCCCAAAAAGCGGCGGATGACATCGAAAAAGACCTGAAAGAATATCAGAAAAACCTTGCAAAGCTGGCAAAGGATTCTGCCGGTCTTGACGCGGTGATGGCACAGCTTGAAAGCGCGACGCTAAAAGGCGGTGACAGTCTTGAATATGCCTTGTCACAGGTCAGCAAAGAATACGCGAATTATAAGGCGAAGATTGCAAAGTTGGCTGGCGGGCAGGATGTGATGTCAGAGATTGACAGCAGAATCGTTACCGAAAAGAATCTGCAAGTTGAACTAGAAAAGAAGATTAAAGATGCAAAAGACGAGGAGCTTGCATTACTGCAAAAGCAACTTGCGGAATCAAAAGCAAAGATGTCTGGTCTTTATGGCAAGGCGCAGATAGATTTGACCGCACAAGTTCAGAAAAAGCAACTTGATGCTTTGAAACTTGCTGAACAGTTCTATACAGAACAACGCAGAATCCGAACCGTTGGCGAAGCCGACAGGCTTTCCGACAAGGTTTACAATTTGCAAGGGGTTTATTCCGGTATTGGCGGGAGGGGTGAAAGATCTGCCTACATTCAAGGAAAAATGCAGGAATCCCTTGACATTCAGAAACAGCTTGCAGACCTGCAAAGAGATACAGACCTTTTTGCCAGTACAGAAACAGAGGCGCAGGCAAAAGAACGGATCAACCAGCTTCAAAAGGAATACCTTGATCTTTATAAGCAAACATCTGCCGAAATGGACATCCAGAGGGCAAAGGCCGAATACATGGCAAGCCTTGCAAGCCAGAATACGATTGCAAGCGGATTCATGGCAGGGATGCAGGACATAGCAGATGGGGTTACAAGCACGTTCACGCATATCAGGACGCTTACAGTTGACACCTTTACTTCAATGCAAAGCACCATGTCGAATGTTTTCTTTGACTTTTTCAGCGGCGAACTGGATTCAGCAAAGGATTATTTTGCCGCATTTGGGCAATCCATTGTACAGGCGTTTTCCGATATGCTGGCAAAGATGCTGGTGGAATACATCACGACGACAATGACCATGAAAGCGGTTGGGGGGATGTTGTCAAGTATTTTCGGCGCGCTTGGCGGATTTGCTTGGGGCGCGAAGACAACGCAGTTAGGCGGTGTTTCAGCAGGTCAGGCCGTTACGTTGACTGCCGCAAACGGTGGAGTATTTCCGGGCGGTTTTCAGGCGTTTGCAAGTGGTGGAATCATCAATCAGCCGACGCTTGGACTTGTTGGCGAAGGACGCTACAACGAAGCGGTTGTACCCTTGCCTGACGGACGTTCAATCCCGGTGAATATGCGCGGCGGCGGTTCAAATGTCGTCGTAAATGTAATTGACAATACCGGCGGGGAAGTTAAGAAGTCGGTAAACAAGGAAATTGACGAACAGGGAAATATGGTCATCGACATTGTCCTTGATGCCCTTGCACGTAACCGCAAGGGCGCGAGAAGTCAATTCAAAACCGCGTTAGGAGTGGCATAAAATGAGCATACCAAACTGGCCGAGTATCAAAGCGCCGGATTACAACAGATACCGTGAATCGTTGATTAAACCGGCAAGGCGAACGGAATTTGAGGGAAATACTATTTCAACCCGTCCGAGGGCTGGGAAAACACGCAAGCAGTTTACTGTCGGATGGAGTAAGCTGTCGGATGCCGACAAGGAAACCCTTTTCACGTTCTTTTCAAACTACCAGGGGCTTGCATTCAACTTCACGCCACCGGGTGAATCAACCGCTGTCTTGTGCGTCTTTGCTTCCGATGAGATCACGGCCACAGCAATGTCATGCGATGCTACAGGCCGGGCAAGATGGGCTTTGTCGGTTGACCTGTACGAATGCGAAGATTCAACCATTCTTGCAAATGCCGCAGAGGAAATAGAATAATGAGAACGCTATCTGAAACCGCACAAGCGGACATTGTCAAGTTGACAGGCGGCAAGCCATGGTGTGAAGTGATCGACATCGCCTTGCCGGAAGATTTTTCACCGTCTGCAACGGAATTGACTTTCCTTTCAAAAGACCCGGATGACATTTATCATATCCTGATAACCAATTCCATCATGGAAAGCCGCCTTGCCATTGCCGCTACGGGTTGGGCGACACAGGGGCTTACTGCTGGTTACAAGTGGTATTTTGGTGTTCCTTATCAGCGAGATCCGATTGAGGATTCAAGCGAGAAAAAGGGGGCGGTAAGCTCCCGTATTATGTTGGGTGACAGCGGCGGCACGATCAAGGCAATCGTGGACAAAGCAGATGGATTTATTGGACTGAATGTCAGCATCGGGTTTGCAATGGTAAACACGGCCTCTGCCTTCACCGTTTCAACCGGATTCATTGAATGTTATGAGCCGGATGTGACGTATGATTGGCAGATAAAGACAACGACGCATGACA